GATAATGGTGACCACAGGCTTCACCTCGCGTGCGGGAGTGAACACTGTCTTCAACCGTTGTATCCCAGCGTAGTTCCTGGCGTAGTGGCCAGGGAACTGCTCAGCTATCTCTGAGTCAGGAGCCTTGCGTTTGGCAAGCTCCTTGATGCCAGTCCAGTCATTGCGTTTGCCAGGCTGGGCAAGCTCACCCTCTTGCCAGAGAGAATCATCCAGGGGGGCCTTGCTGATGTAGGCCTGGTTGTCGGCGTCAGTGCCGCGTGCAACCTCGAAGTGGGCCCGTGGAAAAATCTTCTTCATGGCCACCAAAGTCTTGGGCTGTTTCCAGCGTACGTAGGCCTGCCAGTGCAGAGTCCCTTCCTCTCCACGTTCCAACGCAGCAATAGCATAACCTATGCCGCCAATGGTGGAGAGGACAGTAGGGACATGGTCAGAGTCTCCCTCAGGGTTGTTGAGGGTGATGGTCCAGGCGCGTGTGCGTTGGGGTACAGACATATGTATGAGGAGGGGGGTAGGAGCCGTGCCTGAGTCCACAGGTTCGCCGGGTGAGTGATGCTACCTGTGTGCAGCGCGTTTTTATATATGCGCGCATGCGGAAAAAATTAATTGTGGGTTCGGCAATTTAAATTTTTCTAAGTCAAAAAATCTTAAATATCTAATATAGCCGTTATATGTGTGCTGCACAGAGGTGTTTGCACAGAGGTTGGGAGGTAATACTGGCTCCCAACCTAATGGATGTAAGGCACATGTTTAATTGTTCTACTGCAGAGCAAGACACACGGACCGCTATCGCGGACCGTGCGTGAGTCATAAGCGTATTCTGTTATTAATATGCGCAGCAAAATTACGGCGCAAGAGAGCGCCTACCCTATATGATGTTTGTATCGGGTATCAACAGGGCTGTGCGTGTACGGGTGTTTGACAAGACGTATACAATTGGGCAAGGCATATGACCCATGAGACGAGTCGGCGGGGCAGCTTTTTTGTTTATTGGGTACAAAAGAAGATGATACATTTAACCTGGAATATCATTTCCTGTCTCCGTGGTGGTGGTGGGTGTATACACTTCCTCAAAGCCCATGTTCTCCACTGGTGTGATCTCGGCTGTTCTGCCGTAAGTGTTGAGGTTAAACAACTTGACATAATAGGTGATCCTGACATAAAAGGCAAAGCCGGGATACCCATTTTCAATGCTTGTTGCATCATTCTTTGCTGACTCAAACTGCAAGTACCAGAACCACTGAGCGGTGGGGTCGTGTTGAAAGTCGGCGGAGGAGGCAGTAAAGCCAAGGGAACTGAGGGGCAGGTTGTAAACCTTGGCAGTGGTCATGTACTTCTTGAGCTTCTTGCTTGTAGTGGGGCCACTCCCTGAAGGAATCAAAATGGTCTTCACACCAGGCACTGTAACTGGGTCCACTACAGTACTCTCCGCATTGCTGGCTGAGCAGTACAGGGATAGGCGGAGATCATCACCTGTGCTGGCTGTCTTGTTGTGGGCTATTATGGAAATTTTACTCGCTGTGACTTGGTAGCGAGAATAGAATGCGGACCAGTCCTTGAACCCACGAGCCGTCGTGGTGTCGTTGGTTGCGTTGGGGTCAAAGATGCTGTTGCCCCTGAAGATGTACCTGATGGCTGTGGTGCTGGAGGCGGCGGTGACAGTTTCTGAATCAAAATATTTAAGTTTGAGATACACTGAAGCAGGGAAGATAGGTCTCCTGAGGCGTGTGTCACCAACTCGCAAATGTCCTGAACGGCGACCCTTAAAATATCTTTTGCCATAGCGTGCTCGTCTACTTCTTCTTGCGTATCCTCTTCCATAGAATCGGCGTCCCTTTTTAAGCCCCGTGCGAGCAAGTCTTCTCCTTTTCCTGAAGCGGTACATTCCATGAGGTGCTGGGGTAGGTGTGTGAGTGAAAGTGAAAACAAAGACTTGTAAAATTTTTATTTGAAACACAGTTCAAGAATACAAGTCATGGAGGGAAACACCAGGCTTGGGGGGTCCAAAGTGGGCAGGGGTGAAGTCAGCACCCTCGACCTCTACCACTGCGGCCTTGAACTCCGCGTAAGTGTTGAACTCACGCATACTTGCATACTGCCACTTCTCAGACAGGGGAGTACCAGGTGGGGCTTCGTCCTCAGCGTAGATCCAGGTATCCACTCTCCTCTCCAGGGCACCAAAGTCCAAGTTGCCATTGTACCACAGGTGGGGCATGTAGTTGGTGGTGATGCAGATGTGGGTGGCAGGAACCCGTATCATCGCACCCTTCACCTCGGCCTTGTAATCGTACTTGTCCAGGAACCTCTTGAGCTCAGTGTGAGAGAGGCCACCCTTGTAGTCGTCAAGGAGGACAGAGGACTCCATGTCATAGCCATCCCACCACTTGTGACCAGGCTCCTTTTGAAACACAGGAGGGGGCAGGCGTTCCAGGGCAGCGTGTGTCTTGCCAGTACCAGGGGGGCCATAGATAATGGTGACCACAGGCTTCACCTCGCGTGCGGGAGTGAACACTGTCTTCAACCGTTGTATCCCAGCGTAGTTCCTGGCGTAGTGGCCAGGGAACTGCTCAGCTATCTCTGAGTCAGGAGCCTTGCGTTTGGCAAGCTCCTTGATGCCAGTCCAGTCATTGCGTTTGCCAGGCTGGGCAAGCTCACCCTCTTGCCAGAGAGAATCATCCAGGGGGGCCTTGCTGATGTAGGCCTGGTTGTCGGCGTCAGTGCCGCGTGCAACCTCGAAGTGGGCCCGTGGAAAAATCTTCTTCATGGCCACCAAAGTCTTGGGCTGTTTCCAGCGTACGTAGGCCTGCCAGTGCAGAGTCCCTTCCTCTCCACGTTCCAACGCAGCAATAGCATAACCTATGCCGCCAATGGTGGAGAGGACAGTAGGGACATGGTCAGAGTCTCCCTCAGGGTTGTTGAGGGTGATGGTCCAGGCGCGTGTGCGTTGGGGTACAGACATATGTATGAGGAGGGGGG